CTGCTAAAGAAAAAAGTGCTGCTGCATTCCAAGCACATAAGAAAGCAACTCTTGCCAAAGGTGGTCGTCCAGTAGACGCACTCGATTCTTGGAATAAAAAAAAAGCCAATGAAGGGGTAGATCCGAGGGGAGGTGGTAAGTCTCCCGACTTATCAGTTAAACAACAGAATACTGAGCGTAAGCAAACTGAACTTGAGAGAGAGAAGATTGCTAAGAAGAGACAAATAATGCAGCAAATGCGTCAGCAAGCTGTGTCTCAAGGTAAGCAACCTAGTGGACATACTGCTCGTGAAGAAGTTGAAATTGATGAAAGACTTGGTGGTAAGGGTTATTCCAAAACTGCTATGAAAGGATCTATTCATCCCCCATCTCAAAAATCAACTGGTGATTGGGAAGACTCTGATAGAGGTGAAGGTAACAAAGCAAAGAGAAGAGCAGGTGAAAAGGTAAAGGCAAAGAGTCCTACCTATACTGCATATGTAAAAAATAAAAAACAGAATGAGGCATTAGACCCAAAAAAAATTGATGCAGGTTCTGCCCCTGCAGATCAACAGGCAGATGATCAAATAGCAAATAAGGAAAAGAAAGTCGCAATAATGAAGCGACAGATTCTTCAGAAGAAAATGCAAGCGGTAAGATCTGGTGCTAAGTCAGATATTGTTGCTCACGTTGAACCTGAAGGTCAAGTTCTTGAAGGCAAGAAGAAGGATGATACTTACGATGAACCCAATTGGGAAAAGCGTAAGGCAAATAATGAGAAGGCACGTAAGGATCTTATGAAAGGTCCTAAGATGAAGAACCCTCATTTTGAAGCATATAGAGTGCTTGCTAAGGACAAGGGTGAAGAGGGAAAACCATCTCAGTTCTCGTATAAGGATGAGAAGGATGCTAAGAAATTTGCTGGCAGTATCAAAAAAGGTGGTGGACGTGCTACAGTATCTAAAGAAGAGAGAGATGAATATGGCGATCCAAAAGGTGGTCCTAAGACATCAAAAAAACAAGTTAAAAAGAACCTAGCAAAGAATACACCTGATGAACAACATACCACTACAACAAGTGAAGTGGTAAACTACGTAACAGCAACTGTACAAGAATTGAATCGTTACGAGAAGGAAACTGGTAAGTCATCTGGTTCTATGAACATGCCTAAAGGTAAACCAACCAAGAAGGGTGGTGATTCTAGTCCTGTAATGCAAGCAGTTAGAACTAAGATCCGTAAGGAGACTGGTAAACCAGAGGGACAACAGAAGAAAGCAAAGGGTGTTAAATCCGATGCTGGAACTGGTAAGTACCTTGAGAAACAAAAAGCAAAGAAGGATCATGCTGACAAGGTAAAGAAAGCAGGATTTAAAAATGCTCAAGCATACGCTGATACTATGGCAAGGTATGGTGGTGAATCTAATTACAAAGCAGGTAGGGGGTTAGGAACCTAATGGCAAAAAAAACTTTTAAACAATTCCAAGGAGATTCTAAAGGTTTATCTGATAAGGAATTTGGTAAACTTTTAGATAAGAAAGGTATTAAGCGTCCTAGTCTTCTTAAGAAGATCAAGGAAGAGTTGCTTGGAGAAGGTAAGGATGGTCTATGGGATAACATCCGTCAAAAGAAAGCAAGGATGAAGGCAGGATCTGGTGAGAAGAAAGCAAAACCAGGTGACAAGGATTATCCAAAGACTCTTAAGGTTGAAGGTGCATGGCAACGTAAGGAAGGAAAGAACAAAGAAGGTGGTTTAAACGAGAAGGGACGCAAGTCTTATGAACGTGAGAATCCTGGTAGTGATTTGAAGAGACCACAACCAGAGGGTGGACCCCGAAAGAAATCATTCTGTGCTAGAATGGGTGGTGTAAAAGGACCAATGAAAAAACCAAATGGTGAACCAACTCGTAAAGCATTGGCATTAAGAAAATGGAAGTGCTAAAATCTTTTAAACAATTCCAAGAAGAGAGTCTTGCAGATAGGATAGCAGCCGCTGCTGAGAGAAATAAGACTGCTATTAAAAATAAGAGAGGTGCTTCTCCTCCTACAAGAAAGGATGATGAAGAAAAGTCTGAACCAACGGCAAATAGTCCAGAGGCAGAAAGGATTGTTAAGGGTATGGAACGTAAAAATTTAGGAAGATTTAAGAATTTATACGGTAAAAGACATAAGGATGTGATGTATAATACCGCTAACAAACTGGCATCATGAGATTTAAATTCCTCCCAGACGCATTTTATGCTAATAGATATCAACCGTGGATGTTACCAGAGAGTTATGGTAGCACTTTTGATAATGAGAAGGAGCGTAAGAAGGATGCTGCTCGTGAAGCAGAGCACACATATAGTAAAGACCGTATGATGCACGGTAAGAAGAAGGTTGGAACATCAAAGGATAGTGATACTTACAGAACTTGGAAGAAAAAGAGAGCAGAAATGGAAACAAACAAACCTAGAATGACAGAGAAAGGTGTAAGATTCTACGATAAAAAGGGTAAAGGTTATATTAAAGGTGGTAAGAAATCCTACGATTGATAAATAATACACCTACAAATATTATTATGACTAAATTTTTACTGCCTATCGCTATCAACGTTATTAACAAAGCGGTAGATAAGATCCCAGAAGATCTAGAAACAAAACTTAAAGAGTTTGTTATCGGATTACTTAAAAAGGCTGCTGCCAAGTCAGGGAACAAGGTAGATGATCAGTTAGTAGAAGCTTTAGAGAAAGCACTTCTAGATTCCTGATCAGGTGAAAAAAGCAATCGGTCTAAGGTTGCTCAAGACATAAATAAAAATACAAAAAGAGATTTTATTACGGACGTAAGCACATGGCACTCTGGGGTAATAGCGATAACGTGACTTCTGCTGGTACAGTTTATTTGAACTATGCCACTGGAATTGTTACGGCAACGGGAACAGCATTTGGTGCTGCGGGATCGGCACAAGAAGGTGACGTTATACGATTTGGTAACATAACCCAGACGGGTATTGGAACATATTTTGGTGATGCAGTAATTACAAGTATTGCAAGTGCTACACAATTAACCATTGGTTCTACTGCTGGTCTTAGTGGTGTTGCAATTGCAGGAACAGATTTTACTGTAACACAGCAACCTAAGTATACTGTGCTCGATTCAACCCAGAGCGAGAACACTGCTTATGGTGTGACTGATACATTAACATATGGTGTTGCTGCTGGTGGTGTTACAAACACTGCTGCTTCTAAGTATGAGGTTACTCATGGTGGATGGGTTGGTGTTACAACTTATGTCGATCAGCATGGCGAACTTAGAGTTAAGAAAGAGACTCTAGTAGCAATGTCTGGAATAACAACTGGTAACGTTCCTATATACGATACAAACCCAACAGTTTAATAGATTGTTAATTTGAATTTAGATATATGATTTTCAATGAATTGAATGACGGTAATTTTTTATTATTTGCCATTCGTAATTATGAGAATCCTCAAGCGGTAACAAAAGAGGATTTCGATAAAGACCTTAATCATTTTAAATATATAAAAAGACTATTAAAGAGGTATAAGAATACGGGTCAACTTAAGACTCATTTACTTATAAACCACTTTATAGTCTTATATAATATTTTTGGTGATGCAACAACTCCTATGTTGTTTTATAAGATTGAAGAGGACTTATGGGATGTAATGAAGACATTCATTATATTCTTGAACAGACTACCTGATCACCCTAAGTCACACATACATGATATCCCAGTTGATTTAGACTGTTTAGCAGAACTACACCAGGTATACAAAGATGGCGACAAATCTTGATCGCATAATACAAATGATCAAGACCCTCAAGCAAGTTGAAGAAGAGGGTGGAGTTGCTGCACCTACAAATAATATTGGTGGTGGACGGATTGGTGGGTCTATACAAGCAGGAGATGATCCTCCAGTACGTAAGAATAAGAAAAGATATATCTACGCAAAGAATACTAGAAAACACTGGACAGTAGGATAATGGCAACGGAACCAGTAAACGCTGCTATAATTGAACGACTGGAGAAAGTGGTTCATACGTTGCAAGACAATTCAGTTAAGATGGGACAGCTTCTTGCTGTTCATGATGAGAAATTAGACAAACAGGATAGGATAGATGCGGTATTATTCGAGAAGATTGAATCGGTTCATAGAGAAGTCAACCGTTCAGCTACAGAGATTAAAAAGGGCTGTGAGAGAGATATTCGCAAGGTAGATGATAGACTTCGCCAGATTGAAAAGAAGATGTGGTCAATCTTTGGTGCTCTTGCTGTTATATCCTTCCTCGTTAGTGTGCCAGGACAAGCACTTTTAAAGAATATGATGCCAGCAGAGGCAGTAGAAAATATATCAAAATAAATAATCGTGGATGCATGAGCACCATGATTAGATCAAATAGCGTATACCATTGGTTAACCGTTACAAATAAAGTAATCCTCTATACTGGATTAATGACTGCTTGTTTATGGCAGTCAGACGTTGACAGTAGTTATTGGCAATGCTAAACTCTAAAAGCATATAGTATTGTGGAATGGATTACGTTGACACTAGGTTTATTAATCTAGTATCGTCAAGATTGCAAAAGTTTAAAAAGGTTAAACCAGACCTTTATAACTTTCGTTGTCCTATTTGTGGTGATTCCAAGAAGCATAAGAATAAGGCAAGAGGATATCTATATGCTGTAAAAAATAATACAAACTTTAAGTGTCACAATTGTGGTGCTAGTTTGTCTTTAAATAGTTTTCTCAAAGAAATAGACGTAGTTCTTCATAAGCAGTATGTCTTAGAGAAGTTTAAGTCGGGTCACACTGGCGGCAATTTTGTCGTTAAGGAACCCGACTTTCATTTTGAGAAACCAAAATTTAAACCTAAAGCACCTGAGTTAGATCTACCAAAAGCAAGTTCAAATGTTGCAGCAACAACATACTTGGAGAGTAGAAATATTGATCCGAATAAATTTTATTATGCGGAGAATTTTAAAAGGTGGACTAATACAAAAGTCCCTACTTTTGGTCAGAGTGATTTGAGGTATGATGAACCAAGGATTATTATTCCTTTGTATTATCAAAACAACCTAGTTGGGTTCCAAGGCAGAGCACTGGTTCCTAGCAAGGTTAAATATATTACCATAATGATTGATGATGAAGCACCAAAGATCTACGGACTGGATAACATCAGAAGAGATGCTCCAGTCTTCGTTACAGAAGGACCGTTCGACAGCACGTTCATTCGCAATAGCATCGCTATGTGCGGTGCAGACGGTGATGTTGGGAAGTGGGGTGTTAGCACTCCTGTGTGGTGTTATGATAACGAGCCACGCAATCCAGAAATTGTCAAACGAATCTCAGACACAATCAACAGAGGTGAAAGAGTTGTCATCTACCCAACAAATGTAAAGGTTAAAGATATAAATGATATGGTGTTAGCTGGGCACGATGCCCAATCTGTGGTAGAATCTAATGTATATTCTGGTTTAGAAGCAAAACTTAAGTTCACATCTTGGAAGAGAATATGAGTAACGGTCTCAAAGTTGTTAAAAGAAATGGATCTATTGATCCTATAGATTTAAGCAAGATACATGTCATGGTAGAACAGGCATGTGATGGACTTGCAGGGGTCTCTGCAAGTCAAGTAGAGATACAGTCTGGTATTCAATTGTATGATGGAATCAGCACGTCTGAGATTCAGGAGATCCTTGTTAGATCTGCTAGTGATCTTATTGACCTAGAACATCCAAACTATCAGTTTGTTGCTGCAAGGTTATTGCTATTTTCTATACGTAAACAGATTTTTGGTAGACTTCGTGATCTCCCTAACTTACAAGAACATGTTACGACTTGTATCGAAAAGGGTATCTATGACGAAGAGATTTTAGATAACTATACAGAAGAAGAATTTGTAGAAGCAAATTCATTTATAGACCACGGTAGGGATTTTCTATTCACCTACGCAGGATTACGTCAGGTCGCTGACAAATATCTTGTTCAAGATAGAAGCTCGGGTGAGGTTTACGAGACACCCCAGTTCATGTATTTAATGATTGCATTGACAATTTTTGCAAAGTATCCAAAAGAAACGAGGCTCGATTATGTCCGACGCTACTACGACGCAACAAGTAAACACAAAATCAACATCCCAACCCCGATCATGGCGGGAGTCAGGACCCCTATTCGTCAATTTGCATCTTGCGTTCTGGTTGATAGTGATGACACCCTCGATAGTATCTTTAGCAGTGATATGGCTATTGGCAAATACGTCGCACAACGTGCTGGTATCGGTATTAATGCGGGGAGAATCAGAGGAATCAACAGCAAAATCAGAGGAGGTGAAGTCCAGCACACAGGTGTTGTCCCATTTCTCAAAAAGTTTGAGTCAACTGTCAGATGCTGCACTCAAAACGGCATCAGAGGGGGTTCAGCAACTGTCCACTTCCCTATTTGGCACAAAGAAATCAGAGACATCCTTGTCCTCAAAAACAATAAAGGAACCGAAGACAACCGAGTCAGGAAACTCGACTACAGCATCCAGTTAAGTAAATTATTTTATGAGCGATTTATCAAAAGTGAGAATATTAGTTTATTCAGTCCTAACGATGTTCCTGGTCTTTACGATTCATTCGGTACTGACGACTTCGACAGACTCTACGAAGAGTACGAGGGGCAGACAGATATTCCGAGAACAACTGTTGCTGCACAAGAGTTAATCTTAGATCTCCTTAAAGAGAGAGCAGAGACTGGTCGTATATACTTGATGAACATTGATCATTGTAATACTCACTCTTCATTCAAAGACATGGTAAGGATGAGTAACCTCTGTCAAGAGATTACTTTACCTACTGTACCTATTCAACATATTGATGATAGTGAAGGTGAGATTGCTTTGTGTATTCTATCTGCTATCAATGTAGGTAAGGTGAGATCTGATAAAGAATTGGAAGAGTTATGTGATTTATCTGTCAGAGGACTAGAAGAATTAATAGACTATCAAAGATACCCTGTGAAGGCAGCAGAACTTGCTACAAAGGCACGTAGATCTCTTGGGGTGGGTTATATTGGTTTAGCACATTATCTTGCTAAACTTGGTTTTAAGTACGACTCTCAAGAGGCATGGGATGCTGTTCATGGGTTATCAGAATCATTTCAATACTATCTTTTGAAAGCATCTAATGCGATTGCTAAAGAGAAGGGAGCATGTAGTGGATTTGATAGGACAAAATATCACGATGGAATACTACCAATTGATACATATAAGAGCGATGTAGATGAAATTTGCTCTGGAGAACTGCAACATGATTGGGATAGTCTACGGTCTGATATCTCAACCTACGGTTTACGGCACTCAACACTGTCGGCACAAATGCCTTCGGAGAGCAGTTCCGTTGTGTCAAATGCCACAAATGGAATCGAACCACCTAGAGATTACTTGTCCATTAAAAAATCGAAGAAAGGACCTCTTAAGCAGATTGTTCCATCCTACGGGTCTTTGAAGAATTCATATACCCTGTTGTGGGATATGGAATCTAACAAAGGATATATTAATATCGTTGCTGTAATGCAGAAGTTCTTTGACCAAGCAATTTCTGGTAACTGGAGTTATAATCCAGAACATTATCCAGATAACGAGGTTCCTGTAAGTGTGATGGCACAAGATCTTTTAACTACATACAAATACGGTTGGAAAACATCTTATTATCAAAACACCCATGACATGAAGAGTGATGACGAACCAACACATCCAATAGGATGGCATGATGATGTACCAGATAAAAGTAAACTATTAGAAGAACTGTGTAACGTAGAGGAAGAAGATGACTGTGAATCGTGCAAGATATGAGTGAACAAACAATTAAAGGAATGACGGTGTTTAACACTGAGAAGGTTAACACTAAGAAGCAACCCATGTTCTTTGGAGCACCATTAGGTGTTCAAAGATACGATAACTTTAAGTATCCTCAGTTTGAGAAACTTACTACCATGCAACTAGGATACTTCTGGAGACCTGAAGAGGTATCTCTACAGAAGGATCGTGGTGATTATCAGGCATTACGTCCAGAACAAAAGCATGTATATACATCTAATCTGAAGTATCAGATTATGTTAGACTCTGTACAGGGACGTGCTCCTGGTATGGCATTCCTACCTTATTGTTCTCTACCTGAGTTAGAGTCTTGTATGGAAGTTTGGTCATTTATGGAGATGATTCATAGTAGATCATATACTTATATCATCAAGAATGTATATCCAGATCCTGCTGAGGTATTGGATACTATACTAGATGACAAGCGTATCTTAGATCGTGCTTCTAGTGTAACTGAATCTTATGATACTTTTCTCAACTATGCACAAGAGTGGGGACAAGGAAGCATGTGGAAAAGAGATTCAAAAGGATCTCCTTCAGAAGAATGGACTAGAAAAGATTTAAAACGTTCACTTTATAGGGCAGTTGCTAATGTTAACATATTGGAAGGAATACGCTTTTATGTTAGTTTTGCTTGTAGTTTTGCTTTTGGCGAACTCAAGCTTATGGAGGGGAGTGCAAAAATTATATCCCTCATTGCTAGAGATGAGAACCAACACCTTGCTCTCACCCAAAACATAATAAACTTATGGAGAAAGGGTGATGATCCTGATATGGTACAGATAGTTAAGGAAGAGGAAGAGTGGACATATAAGATGTTTGAACGTTGTGTTAATGAAGAGAAGGCATGGGCAGAGTATTTGTTTAAAGATGGGAGTATGATAGGATTGAATGACAAACTACTTCAACAGTATGTTGAGTGGATTGCCAATCGTCGTATGAGATCTATTGGTTTAAAACCAGCATACGATATTCCTGCTAAGAATAACCCATTACCTTGGACATCACACTGGATCTCTTCTAAGGGATTACAGGTAGCACCACAGGAGACAGAGGTTGAATCCTATGTCGTTGGTGGTATCAAGCAGGACGTTAAAAAAGACACCTTCTCAGGATTTAAATTATGACCACATTTATAGTATGGGTATGTATTACAACTCTGTTGTACATATTTTTGAAAAATACAATCAACAATGCGTAAATATATTTTTGATGTTGATGGGACGCTCACTCCCAGTAGGAAACAAATTGAACCAAAATTCCTACGATTCTTCCGTGAGTTTATTATATACAACCATGTAACTTTAATTACTGGTAGTGACAGGGAGAAGACTATAGAACAGATTACACCAGAGATATACAATAATTGTTGGAGAGTTTATAACTGTTCTGGTTGTGATGTGTATGAGGGAAATAGGAATGTTTATAGAGATTCTTGGGAACTACCTAAGAATGTAGAAAGATTTTTAGAAGATGAGTTAGCATATAGTTGTTTTCCTATTAGGAATGGTTTACATATTGAGAGAAGACCTGGTGGAGTAAACTTCAGCATCTTAGGTAGAGGTAAGGATACATCTCATGGAAGGGAAGAGTATGTTAAATGGGATAATGAAAGATTGGAGAGAGTTGATATAGCAGACAGACTCAAGAATCAATTCCCAGACTTAGAAGTAAACTTGGGTGGACAGACTGGTCTTGATCTAGCAGCAAAGGGGAAGAATAAAGGACAGATTATAAAAGACTTTGATAAAACAGATGACTTACACTTCTTTGGGGATATGATGAGTGAAGGACAGAATGACTGGCCTTTAGCAATGGCAATAGTAGATAATATGATGGGATCTTGTTACAATGTAAATGACTATAAAGAGACTTGGGAATTGTTGCTAAATATTTGATATGAAAATTAAATTTATGACATGGCTAAAGCAGGAGTTTATGAAAACCCCTGGATATATGAGGGTGAACCTTTCACTACTGACGATATTGGCGATCAGTTCGGTTTCGTCTACCTCATTACTAATCTTAAATCGGGTAGGAAGTACATCGGCAGGAAGAACTTCCAACAGCATCGAAAGCCTAGAGGTAGCAGACGCAAACGGACGAGTGAGAGTAACTGGAAAGCATACTACGGAAGTTCTAAAGAACTTAACGAGGACAGGAAACTTCTGGGGAATAAGTCCTTCTCAAGAGAAATCCTCGGACTCTATAAATCTCAAGGAAAAGTAAATTACGAAGAGACAAGACAATTATTTCTTAACAATGTCTTAACAGAATCTCTTGACGACGGTACTCCTGCATATTATAATAGTAATGTCTTAGGACGTTATTACAAAAAGGATTACTATGAGTCAAACAATTGAAGAAAATGTAAGATTTGTACATGAATGGTCACTAGATCGTATTCAATACCTTTACTCAGAGGACGGTGGTAACTGCGAAAAAATGCTTGATGCTGTAGCAATTCATGATGAATTTGCTGAGTGGATAGCAGCAGATCCTGACGAACTTGATCAAGTAAGTGTCCTTTCAATGAAGTCTTTTTCCTAAATAATTAACACCTTTAAGGCAAAATCAGCCAAGTAAAAGAATTTTGACATGTGGATGCAATTAATTTTGCTCCGCTTTTTACGTTTCATGATACCGTTCTTTTATGTTGGATTATTAGTAAACTTAAATGACTAGTAAGTATACAAGGGACATGCTCGTCAAGTCCATTGTTGCAAATCGTATGTCAGACGTAGAACCATCAGAGAATAATCAAAAGTACGTCAGTCAACTTAAAGATTTGTATCATAAGTGGGAGCATGTGTCATCAGAGGATTTAATCCTCATGTATAATAAAATTCAAAAGACTGCTATCACCAAAAGTCAACTACACCCTTAATCATGATTCCAATTCCTTTAGTATGTTTAATGTACTCTACTCTTAATCCTGCTGATTATGTAGAAATCGCAAGAGTAGTACAGGTTGAGGCATACCGTCATTCCAATGATGAATACGGTGTTGCTGCTAATATTATGAACCGAGTTGTATCTGACGACTTCCCAGATTCTATACAGGGAGTTACCAAACAACCCCATCAATACGATGGATTAAAAAAATTTCCGAATAAGAAGATAGATCCAGAATTAGTCGCAAAGTTATCATCACCCAAAGGGCAACTCGGTGTTTGTAATGCTCTTAACAAATTGGACGGAAGAAAGTATTTTAAGGGACAATCACTACTATATAATAGGGTTCCAGAAGAAGATCCCATGTTCCATCCTAATGGAAATTTTTACCATCACTGACGATTATGGATTTAGATAAACAACAAGGTGTTAAGCATGTCAAGAGGGAAGACCTCGGAGATTTTGGTGCGGAAAATATTAATGGTTTTTTAAATTATATCGCACAAGAGATAGGGGATGATAAGGATTCTATCCTACCTCAAGTTATGCAGAAGAACACTGAGTCGATAGCATTGCACAATATGTCAAAGGCACATCGTGATAATTTAGACGTGGTTACAGGTGCTCCTACTAAAGGATATAACAATACAAACTTTGATGACTATGATGATACACAGGAACCTAAGATTCAGGAGCAGAAACCAAACCAATTCTTCTCAGATCATTACACACCTAAGAGGTAGTTGACAAACCATTCCCACTGATGTATAATACATTTGTTGAGGCGACGGTCTTGACAAGGGAGTGACTGAATAAACTTTCTGGCATATAGCTGGTTAAGGT